TCCGCACTTTGAATTTGTACACCATATTTCAATTCTAGCTCATATCTACGCAAAATACCATCTTGTTCAACACGATCTCTTTCACGATCATCAGACATAATCATTTTCTGGCGCTCTAAATCCAATTCAGCCGCCTTCTTTTCAATATCTGCTTGAATAGATTGAACCTGTACTTGAGCCAACATCTCCTCTGGAGTGAGCTTTGGAGCCTCTGGAGGGGGTAATTGGAAGTCAACAGGTAACTGGTTAAAATAATTCTGTGAATCCTTAATACCAGCCAACTGTAATAGTTTACTTAATGTATTGGTATATTGTGGTAAAGAAACAACAGGATTATTAACGCCAGTTTCTTTGAGAATCATTTCCTGACGCATTGCTACTTGATTCAAGATATTAATTCTGTCTTCAAGAGTGCCATCACCAACACCAACATTAACAATCACATCCATATTGGCATCCCAAGAACGGGGGTCAATAGGCACAAATGTATTACGCAAACGAATCATTCTCTCTTTATCTTGATTCTCAATAACGAGTTTCAAAATACCAGTAAACAATTTACGTAAACCAGTTTCAGCAAAGGTACGGGCAATCATCTCAATGTGCTGATGTGCAGCATTGACAGTCGCAGAAACAGCGGCCTTAGTGGTGCTTTGCAATGCGTCTGCATCTAGGCCAGAGGCGGCCTTAGAAATACCCGTACGGGTCTGTTTAATGTCATCCAAGTAGTCAAGCATTGGGAATGCTGCCTGACCAACAAATGGAGTGGTGAATGGTTGCACCATACCTGGCGCTCTCATGCGAATAACAGCGCCAACTTCGGTATTCAACACATCATCCATGTTTGCCTGTCCCTCAACAATCGCTGTGCGAGGATTGATAGCTTGAGCCAAAGAGTCTAGGATGCCACGTTGGACACTTGACTTGATGCGCTGAATATCCATGACCACATCAGCAGGACACATACCAAAAAAGGTATGGGGTTCTGGATCAGGACAGAAGTCAGCAAATTGACGTTCAGCAACGATCTCATTACGCATGACTTTATTGCCAGTACCAACTGTGCAGATCCTACGCATCTCAGCAATGCCATCGCCATCAAAGTCTACCTTTAAGTAGCCTTCAATGTAGAGAACACTCTTGCTTGATGGATCGCCATTGTTTGCGGTACTGATAACGGCAAATGGATTACGGGCGGTATATTCTTCGTTGTTGTCAAAGTCATTACCATTACCAGCGACTTCAACCATTTCATCATAGTCATAGCCCATTGCGACTAGATCAGAAACAGTCTTCATTGTGCGGTGGCCTACAAAAGTAGCCTCATCAATGGACTTTGCTCTGCGGTCAATCAGGAACTCTTCAGGTGGCAGAGCCTCAATCTTTACCTTGCCAGATTTAATTCTGCGTTTGATTTCCACATCGTACATCATGGGGGGTGGAGTCATAATCCCTTGGGCAAGATTCTGTTCTGCCATGCCAGGAATTGGATACTCACGCACAGCAGAAATCTCAATGTCTGGGTCTTGAGTCAAGAACATCATTGTCTGCTCATCAAGCATAGAGAATGACTCTGCCTTGACTTCAACAGACTCATCCCACCAGTACTTAACAATACCTACTTTGCGAACCAAAGCATCTTTAAATGCTGAGTGGAGAATCTTAAAGCCTGGGTTATCACGCTTAAAAATAAAGTCTACATAGTCTGTAGCTTGTTCGGCAGAAGCAATGTCTTCTGGTCCTTGGGGGGCGAACTCAACCACACGCTCTGGGCCAAAGAAAATACGCATCAGGCTAGGAAGAATGCCTTGCACAGTATCACGTACATCCATTGACACTACTTGTGAGCGACCATCCTCTTCGTTACCAAAGGGTAAGCCATAGTAGTATTCAGTAGCCAATGCACGATTGCCACCAATGTCATCATCTATGAAAGAAATTGCGTCATAAATTTCAGAAGAAACAACGCCTTGAAGTTCCTCTTCAGACATTACCTCATCTTCTTGCATCTCGCCTTGCAAGGTTTCAGCCATCAACATTGGGTTTTCTTGTTTCATTTTTAATCCTTAACGTCCAGCAATGTATGGAAGAATACCTTGTGATGCACCGCCATAACCTTGGAGTAGTGATGGAATGCCACCAACATAGTTATTAGCCATACCGCCACCCATACGAAATTGTTGAGGAGCCATCATTTGCTCATCTTCTCTAGTCTTTGGATTAAAGGCATATTTGTATGCGCCTGACAACATATCACCAGAAGTAGCGTTTGGATTGGTGAACGTCTTATAAGCATCCATTGTTGGAGAAATAGCTTGGTTGCCCATCCCACCAATAGTACTTCCTAGGCTTTCCATTGCAGTAGGTGGAGCCATGCCACCACCAGCAACCGCCTCTGACATGGCATTACCACCAACCGCTTCAGTCGCAGCAGGTAAAAAAGATTCCATCAATGCAGCTAAAAAGGCTTCCATTTAGTCTTCCTCATCTTCCATGTCGTATTCTGTCTTAGCCATCATCAACATATTCTGCTGATTCTTGGTCATCTTCTTGGTGATAGGACCACCAGATAACCATGCTGAACAGGTACGCTCACCTGCACACTTAAAGTCAAACAGTTCGCAGTAGCCAAGATTAGCCGCACCCTGTACGTCTTTGGCATAGCCATCAGTCTCTTCATCTATACCTTTTAAGATGCAGTCTAGCATCTCAGGGGTTTGGATAAAGGCAGCGCAGTTACCGCAACGCATCTCTTGGACTTCATCAATGGATACTGTCCACATATCAGCAAGGTTCTGCCAATATTCTTCGTTGTCTTCTTCTGGGTTAGCAGGACCATAATCAACATTCTTGATTGCCCAATTACGGGCTTTCAAGTTGGCTTTGATGTCATAAGTAGCGATAGGGCATTTCATTTTTTATTCCTTGCAGAAATAGCTTTAGCCTTTGCTCTAGCATCTGCTTTACTGCTTGCACCCCACGCTTGGAGGCTTAGAAGTAATCTAGTTGGCTTTCCATCTTTGTACTCAGGACCATCATTCCCCGCCATCCTCGCAAGGAAACTAGCTCTACGTGGATTGTCTCCAGATTTGACGGGCGCTTTAATGTTTTGGCCTTGTGCTTTTAAACTTGCACGACCTTTAGCATTTAACCCACCTTTAGGGTTTTGCCCTTCTTTTCTGGTCCACGCTGCACTCATTTTTTCTTGGCAGTCTTAGCCGCTTGCTTAAAGTCTTTAGCAGTAGGTGCGCCTTTAGTGCCAGGCTTTCTCATCTTCTCTTTAGAGCCAGCCTTGATACGTTCTTGCTTGGCATTAATGTTGGCATAGAGTCCAGGTTTCATAACAACTCCGTAACGCTAATTGTGGAAGCAGTAACACCAGAATCTTTAATAACAGCAATCTTGTCACCAGAAGCCACGGGGAAAATTTCAACTGTATTGTTTGCCAACATTGGGCTTGTCGTAATACTTGCAGTTGGTGCAGATCCAAACTGTATATGACTATGACCTAATGAACAAGCAACTCGAACATGAGTTGTTGAGGCCGCAAAAGCGGTACTTGCAACACTAGAATTTGTTACTGTAAAAACTTGTGTCGTACCAATCCTAAATACATTAGGGATGGTATTTCCATTGTTATCTCTTGTTAAGAAAGCCATGATTACTCCTTAGTTTATTTCTTACTGCGGTTAGTAGCGGTTCTACCACCACGCCTTGGCATAGAACGGGACTCACTCATTGCGATAGCGACAGCTTGGTCACGGGATTTAACCTTGTCACCAGAGGAAGACTTGAGCTTGCCTCGCTTGTATTCGCCCATTACCTTGCCAATTTTCTTGGCTGCTTCATCCATTTTCATAGGGATCTCCTAAAAGGTTTGTCAATACTACCATATTGTGTTAATAAAAAAAAGAGCCACTTTTTTAGGGTGGCTCAAAATGGCAACGGCAATCAGACCAAGCCTCGGATCAACCTTTTAATCGGTTTACCCCAAGACAAGTTAGACCCCCAAGAGATGGTGGCGGCATCCGAGGCAAATGTCAAGACAAATGCGTCAGCCATGTCGGGAGATTTCAAGCCCCGTCTACGAATATCATCTTTAGATTCGATTTTTATTTTGCCATTAGATGTAAAGGTATACCTTACAGTCGCCAGTTCAGCAATGAAATCCTCATTATTAGGTATCTTGCAGTCACGTTTCTCTAGCCAAGCCTTGGTTTTATGCCAGAGTTCGGCTCTCAGATTGAGATAAGTGCCACCCATAGCAGGGCTTTCGGACACGTTAATACCCCGACATGGCAACTTGAGTTCTCTTAGTCGGTCAACAACACCAGCGCCTAGTCCGATAGAGTCAACCAGAATCTCTGTAGGTTTGCTCTTATGGTCACAGGCTTCGTATTGGGCAACTACTGCACCTGTTAACTGCATCAGATCCAAGTTCCTCCACCTCTCAAGAGTGTGTACAACATTAGACTGACGTTTACATAGAACTGAAGAATCGGAGCCAAAACGAGCCACATCGAGTCCCCAAATGATCGGAGCATCTTCATAAGCTCTTGTATCCCTGTGTTTAGCAGACTCAAGCAACTCCATAGGAATAATCGTGTCATCATCGCTCCTTGGAAATTCACCCAGAACCCTGATCCGATAGGCATTACTTTCCTCGCCATAGCGGGATTTCATGTCTTCTACGTACTCTTTACTCACCCTAGTAGAGTCTATACAGGATACTCTCTTTGTCCACCACTCATCTTTGAGCCGATTATGTGTGTCAAAGAAGAAGCCAGAAGACCTTACTGGATTGCCCAACAGGATGGTCAAAGCGTTATGCCCAGACATAGAACCTGCGGCAGCCTCGAATACTGCCTCTGGAACACCAGAGGCCTCATCTGCAACCAACATGACGTTCTCAGAGTGGACACCCTGTAGGGCTTCAGGTTGTTCAGCACGAGATGTTCGAGCAGAGATAAACGCCTCGGTAGCGGAAGCTTTGAGTTCTATCCTCTCTTGTTTGACATCGAGTAGGTCTTGGATAGGTTGGGGTAGTTCTTTGACCCACCTTTTAAGCTCGGCAAACAAAGCATCATACAGTTGGGCAGAAGTAGGGGCAGTCACCACTACCTTTACGGGATACCTGGTCAACAAGAACCAAAGCATTGCCCAAGAAGCGGTGGTTGACTTTCCAACCCCGTGGCCAGAACGAATAGAGATCTTTCGCTCACCAGAGGCTACAGCGTTAAGAAAGTCTTGCTGCCAATCATCAGGCTCTACTCCTAGAACCTCTTTAACGAACAGGTTTGGGTCATTCCTGTATAGGGTGATGAACTGGATAAACGGGTTATGTGCCATTGTTTTCCAATATTACATCAGCCTTACCCATGTGCTTTAGAGCTTGGAGGTGTAGATCACCTAGACTGATATTGACTTGGGTCTTGGCGGTGTCTCCATAGTTCTCAGGGTCAAGCTTGGAGGCCATCCACTTCCTAGTATCGACTTGGAGTCTAGCCTTGTTGACTCCACTATTGCTTGTCTCATCTGCTTGGTCAGCAATGTCTAAAGCCTCTTCTGCCAGTTTTTCAGCCTTTAGCTTACGGGCAGCGAGTACAGCATCTCTACGCTCATCAGTATGGTTAATCCAGAAAGAAAGCATGGGCCTAGAACACTCTATGAACTCTGCCAAGCGTCCTATGGTCATTCCTTGAGAGATATGAGCTGTAACGAACTCTATCCCCCCAAGCTCTTCTATCTTCTTCTCCAACGCTCTCCTCATAGGAAATCCTGCCATATCTTCTCCTTGATTTAATGGATACAAATTCTAAACTATAAAAAAATTTTTTGGAGGGTTCTTTTGTGGTTTGGGGGAGGGGTAGGGGGGTCTAGCTTTGAATGTGGGATTGATGTGTGTTTATGTCCCCTGTCACAGCGCCCCCTACTTTTACTCAAAGGGGGGGGTAAACCCCTACTGGTAAACCCTACCCTTACGTAGAAACCCTTAAGGGTAAACCCTTACGTAGTTACCCTACTGTCAGCCCATACAGTACTGTGCATACGTACAGCATAGGTTAAACCCTTAGATCCTAGATGCGAATGATTCCCATTTGCGTTTGTCTCATGGGCGCATAGAGTTGCAATGTATCGATGTCTAAAAGGTTTCTCCATCAATGTTTTATGATCTTAAGTTAGTGAGGGCTGACTATGCTTTCCCTTATGTTTACCTTCTATACAATCCTTACCTATCCTTTAACAAGAGATGAATCCCTTGTAATGGGCTGTATGTTGTTTCGGGTTCCAT